AAGGATAACACCAATGTTCTGATGGTTTGTCTTTCTGTTAGCACTATCTTTAGAACATAGATATGGAACACCCGTTTCAACTTGTGATTCAATAATCTTATTCCAAATCTCCTGAGCCTTAACTTTCTTACCAAGACCCATACTTACAGCTAATTTATAATTTTCTTCGTATTCATCACCGTAACTTTCTTGTAATGGTTTGATACCCGCCTTAATTATATCGTTAGGACAGAACAAATACCAATCTTCGTTGTTCTTAACTGCGTTCATAAAATTATCAGGTATCCAAAGCGCTGTAAATAAATCACGAGCTCTTAATTCCTCAGCACCGGTGTTCTTTTTAATCTCCAATAGGTCAAAGATATCTTTATGCCAAGGTTCCAAGTAAATTGCTGCAGAACCAGGTCTACGTCCTTGTTGGTTAAAGAAACGGAGTGACTCATTAACAATCTTTAAATACTTTAAAAGTCCACCAGCATATCCACCTGAAGATGAAATACGACTCTCCTTACTACGAATGTTAGACATTGATAGTCCGATACCCGCAGCATCAGATGAGTAAGTTGAGATATCTCTCATGGTGTTTAACAAACCTTCTCTTGAATCCGAATCATTGTAATGAAGAACACAAGAAGCAAGTTGTGGAACTTTGGTACCAGCGTTAATCATAATTGGTGTTGCCGGTGATATTCTTTGTGTTGATAATGCGTGGTAATACTCAACCGCTTCCTCAAATGTATTAGTTACCCAAAGAGCGACTCTCATATACATGTGTTGTGGACGTTCAACCACTTTACCTCCTGACAACTTTAAAAGATACATTTCAGCAAGTGACCTCCAAGCAAAATAATCAAAATTATAATCATTATCGTGATTAATAATCTCATCAATTTTAGACGGTCCGTATGACTCAATAATTTTCATTAATTTTTCATTAATGATACCTTCACTATTTAACAAATTCATAGTATTTGAAAAACTTGGGTCAGTTTCCTTATGGTAAGATGAAATAGCAACTGATGAAGCTAATCTTGAGTAATCGTGATGACTACCTGTAAATGCCGCAGCAATTTCATAGATTAACTTATCTAATTCTTTCGTTGTAATAATACCTTCAGTCGGTACTGAAGTGATAACCTTGATAAAGATTTCATCGGAGTTGACACTCAACCCCTTTGAAGCTCTTTTAATACGGTTATAAATTTTCTGTGGATTAAATGACGAATCATCTCCACCTCTTTTTTTAATTTTAAGTGACATCATAGTTTAAAAAGATAGTAAATTAAAAATCGTCAGTAAAGGAGATGGTCTCATTTAACTTGGCCTTTTGATACTCAACGGTACGTGACTCAAAGAAATTACCCTTTGTTTCAACTGCGATTTGTTCCATGAATTTGAACGGTTGCTCAACATTAAATTGTTTTTTACATCCAAACTTTACTAATAATCCATCAACAACAAACTCAAGATATTGTTTCATCAAATTTGAATTCATACCGATAAGTGAAACTGGTAGTGATTCAGTAATAAACTCTTTTTCAATCTCTAATGCCGATAATAGAATTTCTTTAATTCTTTTCTCACTCGGTTTGTTTTCAATGTGATTGTTCAATAAATGGATTGCGAAGTCACAGTGTAGGTTTTCGTCTTTGAAAATTAAAGCGTTAGCATTACACAATCCTTGCATGATACCTCTTGATTTCAACCAAAAGATAGAACAGAATGAACCTGAAAAGAAGATACCCTCAACTGCCGCAAACGCAACCAATCTTTCTTGGAACGATGCGTTATCAATCCAATCCAAAGCCCATTTAGCTTTCTTTTGAACCGCTGGTAGGTTATCTAATGCTGTAAAACATTTGTTCTTTTCATCTTCATTTGACACGTAAGTATCAATAAGAAGAGAATACATTAGACTATGAATATTCTCCATAGCCAACTGAATACCATAGAAGAATTTTGCCTCAGGGTATTGTACTTCCCTATAGAAATTCTCTGCTAAGTTTTCATTTACGATACCATCTGATGCTGCAAAAAACGATAAAATATTTTTTACAAAATACTGTTCATTCTCTGATAAATTTTCCCAATCTCTTAGGTCACCGCTTAAATCAATTTCTTCTGCCGTCCAAAACGCCGCTTGATGCATCTTATAATATTCCCAAATATCGTTGTACTTGATTGGGAATATCACAAATCGGTTTGGATTCTCTTCTAATAATTTTTCCATATTTTAACTTATTCTATTTTAATAATTATACTGTTGTTTGTTTTCTTTTCTCCATAATTTCTTTAATTCTACTTCTATTTCTTTCTTCCTTCTGTTCTTCAAGTCCTAAGAATGTTGTAGTACTTTCTGTATCAATTTCTAACATTTCGTTATTAAACTTACAGTTTTCAAATACTACCCCGTCTTTACCAATTCTTGACTTCGTAATAGCAATAGTTGCAAGATTTAATTCTTTTTGTTGTAATGATTTTGCTACCGTAATGATAACGTGTCCTACCTGAGCTTTCTTAATTGAACCACCCATTTGGTCAGTTGTTACCACATCAGATGAAATAGAACTTCTATTACCCTGTGTTGCCGTCCAACCTGCAATATCCAATTCATGACACATAGATTCAAATGCTCTCATAACTGAACCCTCAGATTTCCATTCATCATCCATCATCTTTTCAGGTGATACACAATCAATATAATCTAAAATAACCACATCAATCTTTGTCCCGTCAGCAATCAACTTTCTAATCTGATTCTTAATCTGATTCATTGTTAATGTGTCTGAAGGTAACTTTTTCATAATTAACTTGTTTGGCATCGTTTCCTTAATCTCAGCGATTTTTGCCATAACCTTTTCTTTATTATTACTAAGTTCATCAGGTGATATACCCGTCCAACACGTAAAATGTTTTCTCTGAATGATTTTATAGTTATCCTCAAAGAAAATCTGTAAAACATTAAACCCTAAATTAAAAGCGTGATTAGCAATCTTTGTGGTTAATGTTGATTTACCAACACCTGTGGGTGCTAATATAACACCAATTTCTCCTTTTGCCAAACCACCTTTTAAAAGATTATCAAGACCCGGTATTCCCATAGGAATTGGGTGTCTATAATCATCCGCCAATACCTCATCTAAGTCTTGAAACACATCTCCCGTTCCTCTATCCACGTTTCCAACCTGTAACGCTCCTCTAACCATTTCTTCCAAGGTGTCGTAGTTTTCAAACTCACCGTGGTCAATGATTTTCTTAGCCTTATCCATGACTTTTTGAAGTTCTTGTTGTTTACAAAACTTCAATGCCTTTTCCTGAACAAACTGAGTACCCTCTTCGGTAACGTTTTGTATATCAGAAATAGTGTCAAGAGTTATCTTTAATAATAACTCCTGACTAATTTCACTCTTAGCTTTTTGTTGAATTGTCTCAAAACTAGGACTGTGTTCAAACTTTGAATAGTATTCTTTAACCATCTGAACAAATAATCTAAAGTATTTGTTTTCAAAATAAGTAGATTCAATCACCTCAATAATTGAGTGTGAAAAATCCTTATCAAGTATTATTTGGTTAAGAAGTTGTAATTGGAAGGTCTCTCCCAAATAGTCAAAATTTTTGTCAGCCATATTATGTTTGTTATTTGAATAAATATCAACGAGCTAACTCATATCCCATGTATTCGTGTGTTAAATTTCTTGCAGACAATATGTCAGTTAGACCAAAAAGGATACCTTTTAGGAACGGACGTATGTCTACGGTGTATCTTATCTTTGGTGGATAAAGTTTAGCATCAAACGTATAATGACACATTGTTGTATCACCATTTTTGATATAGATGTTAAACGACTCAGGTCCATCAGTGAATGATGTGTTCAATACCTCAGGGTCTTCACTAATCTGATATTGATTGTCCAACATGTAGTTTACTGTTTTCATTTTGAAATTTTGTTTCAAATCTGAGATGAAAACATCCATAATGTCAATCAACTCGGCTGAGTTGTGAGCCTTTGGGTTATACCCCTTAACGTTAAAAAAACGTTGTACGATAAAATTGTTGTTTACCGTCATCAAGAATTCCAGTTTGGTAATGTCTTGTTCTTTCATAATTTATTTTTTGTTTGTTTTTGTTTTTTCTTTTCTTGTTAACTTCATAAATGGTTGGATGAAGTATGTCCATGCATCATCCCCTTTTGGTAGGTATTTGAACAACCCGTCCTCAACCATATATTTAATTAAGTTCTTGTAACTTCTACCTTCAATATCTAATTTTTCTGTAACAATTGATAGTATTTCTTCTTTATCTTCATCCGTCAATAAAGGATTATCTAAATCAACAATTTGTTCGTTTACTTGGAAAAATTCTTTTTCAAAGATACCTGATTTTGTTTTACCCGTTAAAAGGTTTTTTAAAGTTTGATTGTCTTTTTGTTCTTTTAACAAATCTTCCGCTCTTGTTAAAATATCGTTATAAGAAACTTCTTTTTCAAGTATCTCAGGAAAAAATTTAACTAAAGTTTTTTCACCCAAAAGAGATATACCTTCAATGTTATCTGATTTATCACCAGTTAATATCTTTAATGTCTTCACGTTATAGTGTGGGAACTCAAAGTCATCAAATTTAATCTTATCCCCGTGTTTAAACGTATCTTTAACTGATGGTGAGTATACTGACACCTTTTCGGAAATAAGTTGTGTTAAGTCTCTGTCTGATGAAAAAATTAATTTGTTCTCATTTTCAGATACTTGGCAATAATACGCAATTAAATCATCGGCTTCTCTTCCGCTAATCTCTAATTGTCTAATATAGACTTCTTCCAAATACTGTTTGATACGATTTTTTTGTTTTAGGTAGGACATAAAGATAGCGTCCTCCATAACCAATCGTCGGTTTTGTTTGTATTTGGGGTAAAGAATTCCACGTAAACTCGTGGAATCTTCACCATCCCATAGTACCACTACCTTGTCAAAGTTTTGTTCGTTAATGAATTTACGTAAAGTATTCATAAAATGATACAACGCTCCAATGTGTTCTCCATTGTGGAAATAATCCTTCACACCATGAAACCCAATTTTCATCAGATTATTTCCGTCAACAAGTAGTGTTTTTTTCACGAACTAAATTAAAATGGTTCGTTTGTAAAAGTTTCTTCAGTCTCATCAAGAGTTATTTCACCTGTTCCTGTAAGTATTGCGTTCCAATATTGTGAATACTCTTTTTTGTATATTTCAAGAGCATCTTTATCGTCAGCAATATAACCTTGTGCGGTTGCAATAATCTTACCATCCTTATATCCTAATCCATTGATATGGTTCTTTAGGACAGATATTTTAGTTCTGATGGCATAAGATACCGTTCTACCGTTTTTAGTTGCCGTAATGTGATTGATACCAGCGTTCTTTTGATTACCAAACAAAAATACAAGAGCCGATGCTAACCAAAGAGCCTCACCACCTTTTGCCTTAATTGTTGGTTGTCCAAATGGATTGTCAGGTAATTCAACCCAAGGTTGATTTACTACCACCATTGTGTTTGTGTATGGACAATCTTCTTTACGAGATTTGGTAATACGAGCTTGGATACCCATACCAATCTTATCCGCTAATACAGATGCGTTATGTTGTTTACCACCTTTACCGTCAAATGTCATCTTACAAGGAACTGAACCAACTGAATCCCAAAGGAAACAAAGAGAATAAGGAATGTTACCTTTTTCTTGTTCGTCTAATAGTTCGTTGATGTAATCTGTTACTTGTTCTATGTAGTCAAAATTATCATTAAAAATAAACTGACCGTCCCATTCACCATCAACCATCTTAGCTTCAAGACCAAGTTCTACTGCGTGGTCCCAACTCCATTTTTTCTCGGTGATAACAAAAACAGGCAAATGCCCCTTCTTCTGTACAGACACAGCGGCTTTGACAAGCGCGGTCGTTTTCGAAGAGTTTGAGTGACCCAAAAACATGTTGATGTTACCCAAAGCAGGACCAGGTATACCGCAACTATTATGGAAAGCTTCACCGACTTCATAAAAGTCTGTTTCTTTATATTTTGTTTTTGTGGAATATTTGTCTTTGATTGCATCTAGTGAAAATTCTTTTTTCTTTATTGCCATAAATGTCTATGATTTAAATTGTTTGTTGTTTAAAAATAACAAAGGGTAGGCACTTTGTATATACTTGTACCTACCCTTTTATAAATTAGAATGGTAAATCACCATCAGGTTCTGCACCCGCCTGTGGGTCAACATATGAACCACCGATAGTACCTTCATCAGATGAACTATCACCATAAACGTATTTACCTAAATCAGATGACCATCTTGGAGTTTCTCCACGAGCAATTGCTTCCAAATATTCAACAGGTTTCTTAGAGTAAACATCTGTCCAAGTAAGTGGGTCCTCAGTCCAAGCCTTAGCCGTATCAGCATCTGTGTGAACAGGTGTTGGGTCGTCATGCATAACAGTCTGAATAACCGTGTAAGTCGCACCTTTTGGTGTCTTTGCCTTTGTCAATTCTATAATAAGGTCACGTCCACTAACAGGGTCAGTGATATCACCTTTAGCCTTCCAAATCGGAATGATTTTGTCAAGGATACCTTCGTTCTTGTAATTGTGTTTAAAACGCCAAAACTTAACTCCGTCCGCTTCGTTATCACGGTCAACCACTTTAACGATATAGAATTTACGTGGCTTATATGCCTTTGCAAGTTCTTTATCAGTTTCTTTTCCTGTTGACATTAATTCGTCATGAATTTCAGTCAAAGGTGAACGCTCGTTGTCGTTCTTTCCTGGGTCATAGATTTTATTCCATTTACCCTCAACTTGTACTTCGTGGTACCATACTTCTTTGAAAGGTGATGACCCGTCAGGTGTAGGTAGAATACGAAGACGTTTCTGTCCTGAGTTCTCATTTTGCATCAAGATTGCTGCAAAATATTTTTTCATTCTGTCTTCTTGAGACATTTTGTTTGCAGAGTTACCTCCGCTTTTCGCTTTTTCATACTGTGCGAGTACAGCATCTAGGGAATTTGTCGCCATTTTGTGTGTATAATTTATTAGTTAATATTCAAGTATAAGTGTGTCAGCCGTAATAGTCAAATTTGAAATTTAGAATTTCAAAGGTTTGTATTGTGATTCTTCTCCAAAGTCATTAAAAGTTGTTTTGATTTCTGAGGGGGTATAACTTTCAACTTCATCAGTAGTTAAAACATACTCATTTTTCCCCGATTTTTCCATGTCTTCTTCTTTATCAACAAAGAAATCTGATAATTTTTGATTAAACGGTCCTGAGTCTAAACTTCTTAATTCAAGTTTTTCCTGTGGAGTTTTTTCTCTATATTGTTCAATCTTTGATTCGATATCATTTAATTTTGTAAAAATACTTCCCATATCATTTAATTTTGATTCTAAATTAGAAAGTTGATTAAATAGATTATTAAAATATTCTTCTTGTTTTGTTTCAATATTTTTTTGTGATTTTACTAAATCAGTAATTTCTAATTCTTCAGTACCTGTTTCTTCAGAACTTTCGTCTCCAACTTTTTCAACATCAGGGTCATTTGTAATGTCAACAGGTTCCGCAGTCGGAGGTGTTGTTGAAGCAGCGTCTGTACCTGCGTCAGGTGGTGGTGGTAAAGCTCCATCATCAGGGGCATCTCCAGTAACCGCACCAGGTGGTGGGGGTACAGGTGGTAATCCAGCTTCTTGTTCAGTGATATAATTATTAATTTTATTATATCTTTGTAACTCTTCTATAATTGTTTGTGATATTCCCATTTTAACCGTTTAATAATTGTTTAAAACCTTGTGTCGTTTCTACGTTTATTTTTTTATTAGTATAAAGAGTATTGTTAACTCTTTCAATTAAACCATCTTTCATTCTGATTGTGTAACAATCCCCAGTATCTAAATCACATACTTCTTTGAAACCATTACCTTTATCAGTTTCAGTAATTCTTGTACTTTTTCCAAGATATCTGTCTAAAATTTCTTTAGTGCCCATAATTGTTTTTTATTATAAATATATCTTTATTATAAAGAGTTTAATTCTGTCTCAAAATACTTTTTAATAGAATCTTCTAATTTTTTTAATTCAATCGCATTAGTTTCTTTAAAGGCGTTATAATCAATATTAGTTGTGTATGGAAAATATTTTAGATAACATTTAGCAAATTGTACTGAATACTCTGTTGAGTCAACAAAATTAACCACTTCATTTTTAAATAATCGTCCAAATCTTGAATTTAATAACCTAACACTTTTTTCGATTGTTTCAAAAACAAAATAAGGTTGACTCACATTATTTATTTCTAAACAAATATATTTTTTATCAACAATAAATTGTTTATTTGAACCCCCAAGTATACTTTCAGTTGCGGGTATATTTGCCAAATTATTATTATACATTTTTAAACCACTACCACTATCATTTTCTAAAAGAATTAAAGTGTATATTAATTTTCGTATTTCAGTATCTGTAATAAATTGAGTTA